GGCTAAAAAATATTTTATGCAACACGAGCCTAAGCGGGCTGCGCTGTTTCAGGGCCTCGATCTCGCGTCCGCGATATCATCGGCTCCGGAAACACTTACTCGCCGCGCTCTTAACGGCTCGAGGATATATAGTAGAGAAGGAACCTGCAGGAGAAGAGTCTCCCACAGGTTCGCAGTGTTAAAGAACTCTTCCACCAAGCGGGCGGGTCACAACTTTAGTGCCCTTTCCCTTCTTCTTTCGTCGCGCCTTCATCGTAGTTGAGATTAAAGTCAAACATGAGAACCAACGTATTGTCGAAAAACTCGATGCCGAAGCCAGGAAGCTCTTCACAGGCGGCAATGAGGTCCGCTATTTTCGAGTGGTTGACGTAGAGCGAGTCGCTGATATCCGAATTCTCCAAGAAACGGGCAATAGGAGTGTTCGCAACAGCGCCGAGAGGGAGCGGGTCAAACTGACCATCTTTGAAACGACCTATCTGGGCGAGATCAACCTTGAGAGCCGGACTAACTCGCCGGACGACAACATGAATCTGTGTCATAATAATGTGATTTAAAGTTTTACTTGAAATTCAGAACAAAAACGCTCCCAAGCGGCAGACTGCTTGCCCCAAAACTTAGGACCTTCGGGTGTCGAAGTAAACAGGAACGCGGAGGAAACGAGGTGGCTTGGGCCGAAACCGAAACCGTGAAGAGAGTGTCGAATATGAGAACGCAGTCGATCGCGAAAACTCTTGTAGGGCGCGAAAGCGTGCTCGTAATTCGCCTTAAATGCGGAAAATATTCCTCGACGAACGAGCCACTCGGTGAATGCGTACTCTACAACGTCGATCATCAACTCGTTGGTTCTAACACTTTTGCTAGACTTTTTCATGGTAGTATGGTTATTGGTTTACGATACAAATATACGGCAAAAAGAACGAGTAACAAAGTTCAAAAAGTCGGAGAGATTGTTCATTATTTCCCAGAATAACTACGACGGGTATAAATGCTACCGTTTTTGTCACCGTAGGGGCTGTAGATTTCCTTCACTTCTTCGTAACCTTGTGGGCCGGTAGGGCCTGCGGCCTTGCGACCAGCGTATGCAGCGCCGGCGGCACCTGCAGCAGTAGCGAAGGAACGAACAATGTCATGAGCAAGACGAAGTCTGGAATTACGCAAATCCCAACGAGTATTACCTACTTCAAGCTGAGCAGCCTCAGCGGCAGCAGTCTTTAGGATAGACGTAGTTTCAGCAACTTTCATCGTCTTCACCTCGACAACCTCACCTTTATCGTTACGAATCTGAACAGGAACTTCCTTCTCCCAGTTGAGCTCGAACCAATTCTGCAAATCCTTGAGTTCTTGATAGTTAAGCTTAGTCCTGGATTCAGACTCAGCGGCGGCGGCAACATTGGCAACGGCCGAGGACCAAGCGACTGCAAGCGCAGCGCCAGCTTCGGGTTCGAACCAATCATTAGTTTTACGGAGATTCTGGTACTTTTCATCCAGGATGCCAGCCATGGCCATAATAGAAGACATCTTATAACCTTGTGTGATATTGGACAAGTAAGCGTCGATTGCAACGATCTGAGCCTGCGCTTCACGAAGATTAGCGAGCTCGCGGGCATCCTTAACGTGGTGCTCGGCGATCTGCAGCTCAAATTTATCCATCCGTTCTCGCCACTCTTGCGTATGAGTGTTACCTCGAAGATTAGCGGCCTCTGCATCATCTCGATTAGCGGCAGCGGCATTACGGTCAATCGTAGACTGCGCCATCATATTTTGAGCGATAGAGGTAGGATCAGCAGGGGTGAAACCGCCGGGAGCGATCGGAGGACCACCTGAAGGTCCGGAAGCAGAGGGCATAGATGCAGAACCGCCTGACATGGTGGCGTTTACGCCAACGCCGGAGGAACCTAAAACGGCAGCAGGCGTTACGCCGGCCTTCAAGTAGCGATCAAAAACCTTCGTAGGGTCATTGTATGCATTCTCGTAATCAAACTGTTTCTGCCAATTAGCATAGGACAACTCGGATTGTTTTTGCATTTGCTCTAAAGCGTACTTCTGCTGAAGAGCCATTTGCTTTTGCTGAAATTTCCACTGGCGGCGAGCGTTCATGCCGCCAAAAAGTTGACCAAGAGCGCCGGTGATTAGACCGGTAGTACCGGTAGATGCGGCCGACTGACCAAGGGCCTGGCCAAAGGATACGGCGGCAGCAGCAGGAGCGGACATACTATACGTGGGTTAAGTTGTTAGAACGAATGATGTAATCAACACGAACTGTGTCGATGTGAACGCCACTACGCTGCATTTTAGCCTGAGCCGAACAAGAAGAGAGGAAAAAGGCAGCTAACGCGGCAATAATAGACGAAACAAGCGTCCAAAAAGCCTTTGATTTATAGAAAGGTTGTTTAGTGTCTGACATGATATTAAAATTCAAGTAAAGAACGATAGAAAAATGCGCGGCCTCTCCCGCACTCGTTACCAATAACCTTCAGAAATTCACGAACTCTTTCGGAAGGGGTCCGCGCACGTAGCATATATCTTCAAGTAAAGAATATACTATTTTTCTTCAGGGTTAGTAGGTTTAGAGGCAGACTTTGACCTATCTAGCTCTGAATCAATGAGTTCCTGACCAACCTCGAGACCATCAAACTTATCCATACGGGAAAAGGAGTTAGGGTCGAAATCAATATCAGGGTTAAACCTCTCTCCTTTCTCAAAGTCAGAGGGTTCGGCCACCACGTCCGGGCGACCAGGCAAAACATCGACAGAACCAGAGCCGTCGAGGACAGACATAATTCGCCGACCGCGGGATACATAAGCAGGAGCGTCTTCAAGTAACCAATCAAGTGCCATAAGATCAATATATTAACGATTAGACAAACGAGTCGCGAACGTTTTATTAACCAAATTCTTCTTCTGAACAGAATACGAAAGGTTGACGAAAAAGTTATCTTCCGTCTTAGAAGAAAACGGGGAGTTTACCTGATCAATATCCACAAACAGAAGGGAGTAATACTGGTTATAGCTCGCAGACAAAACACGCTGTTGGACCCAATAAGAATAAAGGGGTACGCTGGTAGCAGTGCCTTGGAATCGAGACAGCTGACCAAGAACCTCGTCATACGAGGATCGAAACTCGTTGAAGCACGGTTCGTAAGCCACGGTTTCCGAGGCCGAGGTAGTTCCGAAACCAAATTGGAACCCAGGAACATCCTGATATCCAATATCGTTATAGATCGGATTAAAATAATCAGCACCAGTGTAATGGAGGTAATCAGGATAGATGCCTGCCCAGTAGTAGACGGGGCGAATACTCAGCATATCAATTAGATAACCGGGTTCGCGAAAGTAATAAGATTGTCGACGACCCAAGCGCTCGTTGAAGGCGATGGCGCCACCCTGCTGGCCAAGGGGCGGAAAACCTTCAGTGGTTTCAAAATTACCATTGCCAGCCTGATTCATAACCACCTGCACATTGACAGTCTGTGAAGCGCTAAAAAGCAGCTTGGGCCTATCAACGTGCTCAATCTTTGACGCAAAAAAGGTCTCCAACCAATCGCTATAACGAGAACCACCAGCGCCAAGCAAATCCTTGTACTCTTGAAGCCGCGAAGCAATAGCCAACTGTGGTATAGTTGAAACACCAGACATAGAAACACCTTCAGAGCTACCGATAGGGAGCAGGCGGCTATAACGATCAGGGTTTGAAGGTACAACAGCCATCGGATGAGAAACGAGAAACGCTCCCAGCGTAGTGACGGTTGTAGTACCAGGGGTGGTGGCAAGCTGATTCGCGGGGCCTGCGGTGGTTAGCGAGGTACTTCCAGGATAAATAGTAGAGACAGGGTAACCGTCCTTGGAAGCAGTAATTGTAGCGCCAAGGTCTGAGAGTAATATCTGAGAAAAAAGATTTCCTCTATTATACGTATTATTCGACGACGGCACAGCTGAAGGGTAAAATTGGCTCTCATAATAAGCATCGAGAAATTCGAGGTTTCCGATCCTTTGCGAGAAAAACCTCGACACGTCGCTGAATTGAGCAACATTATACGCAGCACCAGTGCTATTAGGAATGAACCACCAGCTGCTGGGCCAAGCGAAAGAGTAGAGACCCCACTGGGAATAGCCATAGTAATTGCGAACAATATCCCAGTAAGCGAGATAGGAATCGGCGGTACACCAGCCTAAGGGATATTCTAGTTGAGCAGCCGAAAGGTTCGCCGACATGGGAGTGTTAGAAGAGGTTGTCGACGGAATAGAAGCGGGAATAATGCGTAACCAGCGAAGCAACGAATTGGAATAGGGGTAGTTGTTGTAGGTGAATTCGTAAGAGCCGGTTGACGAAGCGGCAACGAAATTCAAGCTCAAACTATTCATATCGAACTTACTACTATTCGTTCTCATCTCAGGGTGGTACAGCTGAAGAGGCACCCAAAAACGATGCAAACGAATAGTGTAGGGATTGAACGTCGGAACGGCGAGCGGATTACTACGAACGTCGATACCTTGCTCAATAGATACGCGATCGCGAGCGTTGATAAAATCGACCCGCACCGGATACAAAATACCCGGTGTACACGTAAACGCCTTACTCTCGGGAACATCGTATCGAGAATAGCCATTTACGGCATGCGAAATAAAAGGTTGTTTTCCCATAAATTAAGTGTTTAATTGAAGTTTATAGTGGTCTCTCCAAAACTGAAGAATATCCAAATCCAGCCACGTTGGGGGATCAAAATCGGGCATTTTACGAGAGGAGGTAGAAAAGCGCATTATTTGCTTTTGCTCCCATGTATAAGACGCTCTACGGGATACGGAGGAATCGAGATTGAACCGCTCAACACACAGAGACACAATACGCTTAACCAGAGAAGACTTGCTAAAACGTGAATAAGCATCAGCAGCGGTAATCGAGCGAATAACGTCGTCTTCCGGTTTAAGGTATCTAAGGTAATACCTAGGAATCGAGTAGTTATAATTGACGCGCTTCTCAAAATCGAAATAAGACCACGACGAAACACGAGAAGAAGGGCGAGGCATATAACCAAGAAAATCACCAACGCCAGCAGACACGAATTTTCGCGTATAACGGCGATGTTGGAGGAGGCAAGATAAAGGCGTAAGGTTTCCATCTACAGTAACATATTTATCCGAAATTTCATCGGGGTTAAATTCAATTTGCTTAGTAACATACTTAACGCAGTAACGAGCGCGCTTGTGAGTCGCCTTCGCTAGCCACACGAAACCGAGGTCTCGAACAGCAGAGCGAATTGTGTTATAAAGAACGTTTGTGCCAAATAAAAAACCGTGAAAATGCAATCGAGGCTCGTTTCCTGTTTCTGGATGAGTGCCAAACTCTTGGAAAAAAGCATGTTTAAACGAATGACCGAGCTTGTGACGTAGGCGTTCATTGAATTTTCGAATAAACCAAGACGGATCAAGCAAGGCTTCGTTGTAATACTTCGGGGCAATCGTTATTGTAATAAAAATAGCCTGCTGGCTATCAGCCTTACAACGAGCAAGTTCACGCTCGAGCCTGACGAACCAATCGTTACGCTGACGACGCAGGCAATCTTCGCACTTTCCACAAGGAACCATAAGCCACTGGCGAGCAACGTCCCAGGGACGGAGAGCCAGGGCAGACTTAGCGACATCAGAACCATTGCGACAGGGATTCTTCTTGTCGAAATAACGACGATTGCGTATCCATATAGGCGACGAACAAGGCATTACAACAGGCTTTGTAGACAATCAAACTTAACACGAGGATGATCACGACGGCAGCGGATGAGATAGTCGCTTGCGGGCTGCTCATCGGAAAACCAGGCAATAACAACGCGTCTTTTGCCACGATATGCACCAACGGAAAAACGGTAGGGAATGCAATCAACAATCGGTGAGAACCTAGGTCTAAAATCAAAATAATCCATGGCTAAAAAATATTTTATGCAACACGAGCCTAAGCGGGCTGCGCTGTTTCAGGGCCTCGATCTCGCGTCCGCGATATCATCGGCTCCGGAAACACTTACTCGCCGCGCTCTTAACGGCTCG